GCTTTTTCTGCCATAGTCGCAATTTCATGCGCCATAGCGTTTTTGGCATCTTTGTCTTCAATAAATTTATCCAGTATACCTGTAACTGGACCGATTAGTGCTTGTAACATACCCTACTCCGTTCAATACACTTCCACTTTGTCACTGTCTATTCTTACTGGTTTGCAATATGCGGTAGCCCTATGCTCTGCGGGAACGCCACTAATACTTCCATAATTGCCGTATCTTTTTACTACCCTAGCCGCAAAGTAATTACAGTCATCAATAGACCGAAAATACATATCTTGGCTCTGCACCTTTCCACCTAATAACACAACCAGTAAAAACGCATGGATCATTTTTTATCAACAGATTTGACCTCTACTGATTTATGCTCATGACCCATCCATATGCCAAAAACGCCAGTCATAACGCCCATGACAACAGAAACAAAAGCAGATTGAGGAGCTGAAGGATCTTCTAATGCCATAAACCATTCAGCGCAACGCCATGACATCGCTGTGCTAACTAACATCATAAACCTAGGAAGTATTTTCCATCTAAGAAAAATATCCACAGATTTAGCACTTATCATTTAGGCAAAGCCTCTCATCATACCAGCTAGGCCGCCAATCCCGCCTGTAGGCATTGGTCGCATTGGGGGTCGCATTCCACCGTACATTGCGTCTGTAGGTCTAGGTGGAGTTGGGCGCATTCCACCACCAAACATCATAGGAGGCATTGGTCGCATTGGGGGTCGCATCCCACCACCAAACATCGGAGGCATTGGTCGCATCCCACCACCAAACATCGGAGCTTGCATTCCACCACCAAACATTGGTCTAAATGGGAACGGGCGCATTCCACCACCAAACATTGGAGGCATGGGTCGCATCGGAGCTTGCACTCCCATGCCAGTGCCGCCACCACCAAAAAGCATCGACAATGGCTGACCACCAAAACCACCTATACCAGCCGATATTGGAAGAGGAGCGGGGTCTACCTGAGGAGATGGAACAGAGTTATCAGGGTACATTGGCCGAGGGGTTGGGCGTGTAGCTCCATACATTGAATCTGCAGGTGCGGGAGGTTGTGGCATCGCATTATTAGTTCTTATAGGCATAGGAGCTGGTGCCATCCCATAAGAGTTATTCATGTAACTAGGGGCTTGCATTCCACCATACATCATAGCCATTAGAATACCCCTTTGAAAGAAGTTCCGCGGATAGCCGCACCACCGCCACGCGATACCTTGTTCGAACTACCGCGATTACTGGTGGCTACATCTAATGCTTTTACTTCACCACCATCTTTCATTTTTACGCCACGGCCTTTTTTAGCTTCACCACCTTTTGCGGCTTTCATCCGCTTTGATGTTGGCTTTTTATCATTAGAACTCATTTGGAAAATTTCAGCTTCAAGCTCGATGACTTTATCATCATCTTGGTTTTCTTTTGCTTCATCCAAAAGCTCTTGTAGCTGTTTTAATCTTTCATCATCCATAACTAGCCTAACCTCTCATTCATAATATCTGATAAGATATTTTCAGTTACCTTAGCATAAGGGTATTCATTTGAAAATAGATCTGTTGGATTAGCCATTATCCACCTCGATTCATTGTTCTCGCCATGGCAATCTGAGCTCTCATTTCAGCAATATCTTCAGCACTGTCGATACGCTCCCTAGCTACAGCGGTTTGCTCCATAGCCCGTCTAGTATCTAGCTCTAACCTCTGCTGATCGTTTTGGGCTTCTTGCATCATTTGTTGCTGTCTTATCTGCAACTCTTGTGCTTTTAAGTCAACCAATGGGTCACTGTCTTGACCAGCAAACAGCTGAGCTTCTTGTTGCACATACTGAGTCATCAATTGTGCCTGTATTTGTGATACCATAGCATCCATTTGTGGATTTGGTTGAGGCGGCTGTTGCTGTTGCTGTTGCATCTGCTGTTGCATTTCAGGCGGCATCTGCTGTTGTGCTAATGCCTGTGCTTTAAGGTTGATATGTTGCAAAATATGGTTTTGCATAACCGAAATAAGCGCAGGATTTAACTGAACAATTTTGCTAGACATATACGCTAGATGCGTTTGAATATGTGCATCATGGTCTTGCTCAGGGAAAGCCTGAAGTTGCATTTGACCAGTAAGCGCACCTTGCGCCATAGAGTTTTCTGTTACAGCATCCATAGGTGCTGGCTCAGATGGTGGCGGTAGTATTTGTTCAATATTATCTACGCCCAACGCCGCATACATTCTACGGAAGGCTTCGTAAATATTGTGCATATCAGGGTTAGCTTGGGCTAATTGCAACTGCTCTTGTGCCAAACTTACACGCTGAGACATACTGAAAATGTTGGGATTAGCGACAGGTACAATATCTATACGCCCATCAAAATCCTGTTGCTTCATACCCTGTACTGCACCTTGTACAAAGTACGGATAATCATCTTGTTGCTCGGCAATAATTTCTGCCATGAGCTTAAATTCAATCCGCATAGAATTATACAAGCGTTTATGCACCGCCGACATAATTCGGCTACCACGCTCCATAAGGGCTACTGTTGTTCCTACAGGCATTTCAGTATTTTGGATATTACCTGTGCCAATATCTGTAGTACCTACAAATTTTTGTGCGGCTTCTACAACAAAAGCTAGGAGTTGGAACAGAGTCGCGCTCGGCTCTTTGTAGGGCAAGGGTAAAAGGGAGCGGCTGAGCTCCGTTCCAACAACATCGACATCACGCCATTCTCCTGGCTGTAAAGGCTCGTCATCATCGCGGATACGCAACCCTCTAGCCTTAAATCCGGCTGGCATATTAGCCAATGTACCCGCATCTACTAACTGTCTTAGGTTAGCTGTGGCTGTGCGGGACAAATTACCTAATAAATGAATTAAGCCATTGCCGTAAAAACCCAATCCAGGAGTAAACACATAGTGAACAAAAAACTGTTTCTTGCGTTTTAGCGGGTCATCTTCTTTATAATTTCGGTAAATAGACAAAACTTCGCCTGAATCGGCAGATACCGTTACTATATAGGGTAATTTTATACCTGTGCTTTCGTTTTCTTCATCTGTATCCGGAAAATCTTCCAAATCTAGATAACAATGGCACTCGTACAGTACAATTTCGTCAGATGACCCTGTTTTTTCCAAACCAGATAATGATTCTTTAGTTTCATCAAGCTCACTATACTCATCATCGCTACCTTCTATTTCAACATCTTTGTAAAACCCGCTAACTTGCAGTTTACGGAGATCATTTGGTAGCATTTTTACGATATGTGTGACTCTTTCTACAGAGGCTAGATCTGTAGCATTGTATGGAACTAATAAATCCTCGGCTTGCACAAATTTGCTGACCTGCCGCCCTACTTGTGGGTCTAAATACACCTTTTTAAAGGCACTACCGCATAGCCCGAGGTAGTAAAGCATTTGGTCAAACTCAGAATCGTACTCTTCCATTACATGAATTATCTGGTAATTCATGAAATCTTTAACACGTTCCGCTTGTTTTTCTATTTCGGGGTTAGTATCACCCAAGATCTGCGTACGAACTGGTCCTCCAGGAGGCAAAAGCTCCTTATACGCTTGGCTTTGGAACTGGCTTACTGCTTCATTCAGCATGGGGTGAATTACACCCGTAGCACCAGCAAAAGGTTGAGTACGGTTTTCGTATTTTACCCCTAAAAGCTCTAACCCTTTTACATAGGCATTCATCCATTCCTTGCGTGAAGACTTATCATCCTCCACTTTTTCAAGGATCATACTGGAAATGCCAGCTAACTCATCATCATTTACATACTCTGCAAGGTTGCTAAAAAACCCTGCCTCACTCAAATCTTTCTTTTCATCTTCTGGGTCAGCAAATTCTACCGAACCATCCTCCATTTTCAAAACTTCTAAACCCTCTGTAGTCAATTCAGGGGCTTCTTGCGGTATTTCTATATCCAATGGGTCTTCAGGCAACGTCTGCCCGACCAATGTAAACTCACGTTCAATGCTGTTGTATGGGTTCGGTTCTCTAGCCACGCTTACCTCCTTGAATAACACGAAGAACAGGCCGTGGACGGAGAGCCTGTTCAGCTTGCTCCATCAAGCGTTTGAGGTACTCGAATTTAGCCGTAATAGTTTGCAACTCTTGGGGGTCCCTCAACATAATCGTCATAATCCTCTGGGTGCTGTATAAACCCTCCTTCGCGAAACCGTCGGAGAGCCTGTGTTACTGTATCAACAAAGTCATCGTTTTCGCCAGCCGGAAAAGCCGCACACTCCTCAATAACTTCTTCTGCCCATCTTGTATCTGGAGCCCATACTAACCCACTTTCTAGGAGAGGCGCAATCGCATTTACTCGGGTATACTTATCATTACCTCTGGACGGGCTGTAATTCTGCACCGGAATACCCATACTGCGTAACTCTTGCGTCAACGGCATACCACTAGCCTTCGCCTCAATTAACACACATTCCGGATCCCAATAATTATACTCCTCCATTGCAATACGCCGTAACTCAGGAAAATCCCATCTGCCACGCCGCGCATCACACAGAATAATGTTTGGTGGTCCACCATCCTCAGGATAAAATACACCCCACGTTGTTATAGCACTATAATCCGCATTCGTCTGCTTACTAAACGCCGTATCATAACTCTGCATAACATAACTTAATTTTGGGATATCTTCCTTTTCCCACTTCTGCCACCAATCACGCTTCAATATAGCACTCGTCTCAGAAGTAGGGTTCTGTTGCCACTGCGCTTCCCACTTACCAACAGACAAAGAAGCCTTAACCTTTAACAACTCTTCCTTTTTCCAAAACTCCGGCCACAGTACCTTTTCATCCTCCAATAACGCCGGAAACTCAACCACCTCCCACTGGTCAGCCAATATATCGCGAGCCTGTTGCTTCAACAACTTACCCGTCAAATCTATCTCGGACCATCGCGTCATCACAATAACAATCGCTCCTCCCGGCTGTAATCTTTGCCGTGGACCAGAAGTATACCACTCATAGGCATTCTCCAACGCCGCAGGGGATAACGCATCCTGCTCCGAGTGCGGGTCATCAATAATCATTAAATCCGCACCACGGCCTGTAATCGCACCACCCACACCAGCCGCAAAATATTCGCCACCAGCATGGGTCTCCCAACGTCCCGCCGCACTACTATCCTGCCGCAACTTCACATCAGGAAAGACCAGAGAGTATTCGTTACTGTTCATAAGGTTACGCACCTTTCGGCCAAACCTCACCGCCAACTCACCAGTATGCGTCGCCTGAATAATCTTCAACTTAGGGTTTAAACCCATCAACCAACTCGGCAACAAATAACTAGCAAATTCTGACTTCGTATGTCGCGGTGGCATATTCACTATCAACCGCTTTATCTTACCAGTAGCCAAACCATTAAACTTCTTTGCCATCACCTTATGGTGATTACCCTCAATAAACTCAGGCCATACCGTTTTACAATAGGCCATAAAATCCTTCTTCGCGCGATCACTCGAAGCATACTGTCCACTCTTTTCAAGCAAACGTGCATACTGCTTCAATACATCTTCTGGAATGTTCAGTGGAACGTTCGACATTCACCATGCCCCATAGCCAACATCAAACACGCAATCAAACTACATAAATCTTCAGACTCTAAATAAATATACTGCGCCTCGCCATCGTCAAAAAACAACGTCAACGCTATATCACCATCTTCATTAGTAGTTACGCCCACATAATCTGGATCTCTGCTCATAAATTCAAAATAGTATAAAAATTTCTAAAGGGCAATGAACCTATAACTCATATTTCAAAAAAGGGGGGCGGGGGTACGCGAATAATTTTCTGAGTACTAACGATATCGACAGAACCGTGTATACGCTGGTGCATATACACCACTCCTCAGGCAAGGGGGGTTGGGGTGTTGCAAAAGTGCAACAGTGTTGCAAATGTGCGGCGGGGTACCTAACCCCGCCGCCGTTAGCGGTTAGCTGGCTATTACCAGCTTACCAAACGCCGTGCCATATGTGTTGGCTGTTTGTGCGCTTAAATTAAAGCCGCCGTTTAATATTGCCGCTATTGCGTTTTGGTTAGTTGCAACGCTGTTTACGTTAGCAAAAACACTGCTGCCACTTGGCAAGTGCGCCGCTTGTATTGTGCTTAACAGTACAGGCTTGCCAAGCTGGGCGGGTGTTTTAGTAACCACGCCCGCATAATTTGGCACTGTTACACCATTAACAGTGTGCATTGGCAACCCGTTAACGCAAGCCCATAAAATGCGCCCGCGGTGGCCTATATGGCCTTGCTTATTGGGTTGCATTGCGCGCCACAATGCGCCGCCCCCAAACATAACGCCGTTTGCAAGCGCGTTGGGTGTTAACTGTAAAGCAACATTACCCAGCCCGCCGTTGGCGTTAATAAAGGCCACCATTGCCGCAACGTTAATATTAGCCTTGGCACCATTTGCGCCGTTAAAAGCCTGCGCCGCTTGTGTTGTAGTTTTAACCATTGTTTTATACCTTTTTTGGTTAATGCCGCCGCCCTATGCGGTGGCTGTACATATTATTATAAGCATTTTTACAACAATGTTAACCCCTTTTTTATAAAAAAGCGCAAATAATTAATAAAATTATTACGCCAAATAATACCCCAATAAACATTGTATACCCCTTTTGGTTAGTTGCGTTATGTAAACCCGTAAAACTATATTGCGGCTCCCGCAATAAAAAATTTGTCCGTTGGCGTTGCGCCGCGATGCCCCCGAAACCGCGCGACTAACCGCGATCAATCTAATAATCAATGGAATGAATAGCGAAGAACGGGCGATCAATCAATCAATCAATCAGTCTGCTGTAGATCAAT